GCACCGGCCCCCGCAAGGGGGCCCCATACAGGAGACAGGACATGAACGAACTGACGCTTAAAAATGTCTGCGTGATCAACGTGAGCGCGGTGGAAGAAGTCACCAGCGGCTTCTACCGCACCATCCATATCGAGACCGAGGACGGGCTGCAGCTGGAGATCACGGTGCACTCTGCAGACCCGGACCTCGTGCGAGTTTTTTTCTAATACAGGAGAAACCTAATGAACTACATCTACTTTAAAAAACTAGCAATCCGCTGGCCGTGGGTCACGGAATACATCTCTTTGGGAGAAATCAAAAAAAGAAAAGGCGCGCTGACCTACAACCGCGTCCTCATCCTTGACACGGAGGAGGGGCGGTTCCGGATCACGGTCTCAACGGAGAACCAAAAACACTTGGAAATAGAACAGTAACAGCGCCGTTAACCGGCGCGCAGGGCAGTGTCGAACGGGAACAGGTCCTGCAGCATCTCCCTGCTGCTGGGACCTACCGGCCCTTGGGCCACGGCCCCCGGAGCGGGAGACGCTGCAGGTGCTGGGGCTCCGCCCGGGGCGGGGGGCTGGAGCATAGTGCCGAGGCCCCTTGTGGACGGAGCGGGTGGAAGTGCGCGGGCCTGCGGGGGTGCCGTTGGGATTATGGGCACATCCGTTTGGGGTGCCAACACCGGTGCAGCTTCTGGCTCTGGGCGCGTAGCGGCATAGGCCGCCATCGCAGCGGGTCGCGTTATCGCACGAGCTATTATAGCAGCCTGCATTTGATTGAGAGCATCACCAGCCATAGCCCGCTCAACTAGGCGCAGCGCACTTTGCGCTTGTGGCCCGCGCTGAGTTACCAGAACCTGAGCTATTTCATCGTAGATTCCTATTTGGCGCAGCGCGCGAGCTTCTGTGGTGGTGCCGGTGAGGGCAGCAACAACTCGTTTGGTGGCGTTGACGGGCTCTCCACTGAAAAGAGTTCCTAATATGCCCGGTTCAGTCAAATCCTGAACCTGCCCTTGAATTGCCTGTCTTCGGGCAGTTCCTGAGTTTCTGGCAACAGCAGCGCGCAGCTCAAGCGCAACCACCTGCTCGTCTAGCTCTCGGTACAAACGATTGGCGTCAGCGGCACCTAGTAAGGTTTCCATGTTGTCGCGCATGGCGCGGCTTCGCAGCTGGTTGGCCATTTGTTGAAATTCACGGATATCAGTATTGCCGTCAGAGGCAACCGCCCTGACGTTTGCCAATCTCTCATCGAAAGCGGATCTAAAGCCGGCTTTGGCAGCCTCTTTTTCTGCTTTGCTGGCACCTCTAAGGCTCTCCCTGACAACTTCGCGAGTAGTTGACGGGTTAAATATAGATGCTCCAAGATCCACAGCTTTAGAGCGACTGATGGCGTCAGCGGCAGTATCAAGCGCGACGCCGTACTCAGGAACCTCATTGCGTAATGTTCTTCTTATGTCTCGAGACAAATTTTCAGTTGCACGCCCAAGCTGAGTCGTTCCACCCAGAACGCCTTGTGCATTTTGCGCGCTGGCAACATCACCCAATGCCCGGGTAATGTAATCAAGCTGACGAACGTCTGGCAGGCGAGTAAAGGTAACAGATCCATCATCGGCGATGTCCGCAAGGATTTGCTGGCTTTGAACGCCCTCAATTCGCATTAAATTATTTGCTTGGCTTATAGCAGACTGAGGAACGCGCCTCATGAGGTTTTCAAGGTGCCTGCCCCTGCGCCCAGAGTAGTCGATGAATTGAGCATACGCAGCCCGATAGGTCGCCTGTCGCGGCAGTGCAGTCTCCTCGCGAATTGCGGTTCGCAATGCGTTTGTTCCTTCTGGCGAGCCAAGTACGTTGTCTAACACCTGAGTCATGCGCTCGCCAGACTCTATCAGCCGACCCTCTAATGCCTCTCCCGCAACTCGGGGAGCTCTACCGCCAGATGCTATGCTTACATCCAAAAGCTGCTGTGTCGCAGGACCAGCATCCGCCAACATTGACGTTGATCCGGCTCGTTGCAAAGCCAGCTGCGCGGCAGCAAAATCATCATTTTGCAGTGCTGTTTTTACAACTTTTGCCGCATCATTTGAAATACCGAGCCTGCGAGCGATCTCAGCGGTTCCGCGCCCTCTGAGCGCCTGAAATGCAAGCACGACCTGTTCGATACCTGCCCCCGCGACAGGTATTGCTGCAGCGACTGGGCCGGCCAGCAGGCCAAACCGAGCCCCAGTTTTAGCCTCTTCGACCCGTCCTTCACCCTCGCCACGACCAAAGCCAGAAATTCCACCTTCTATGACTCCAGCCGGGGTTGCTACAGCTCCGGCACGCAACGCCTTTCCTGCTAGCGATGTGGCACCAGCAATGTAAGCGGGAACAGTCGCTGGCGTGGCGGCAATTATTGCCGGAGTTGCAGCAAGAGCACCTGCGATCTCAAGACCCAATGCCTGACCCGGTCTCTCTTCTCGAACAGCCTCAACGGCTCTGCGAGCATTTTCTGCTGCAGCCGGGTTTATCTTGGCCATTAGTTCATCTGTGTACGTTCCAACAAAAGGGATGCCTTGCATCGCTGTAGCTACCCGCGAGGCGACAGGGCGCTCCCTGAGTATTTGCTCACTGGTACTGGTGCGAATCAACTGTTCAGGCGTAGCGCCTTCCATGAGCCGATCGATCTCCGCAGGGTCTGTTGTGGAGTAGCCGGCAGACGCAAAGGCGCGCGAGCCATCTGGCATGCGATAAATACGCCCGCCATCCGGGGTGGTGTGCGTGACTTGCGCTTGCGGCGGTGTCACGGGCTGGGTTGCCGACTGCTCAGAAGGTTGCTGACGCGAAGTTGTTATATTGCGAACCACGCCGTCAATGACCGCTTGAGGTGTACCGGTAGGAAATTGAAGAACAGTTCCGTCCGGCAGTTGAATTTCTGTCATTGGATTGGGTTCCCCTGCTCGTCAAAGCGCAAGACGGTCGTCGCTGGCGCTGCCGGCTGCGGAAGTGCCGCAAGATCGGCTCTAGCCTTGTCCATACCGCGCCTGACAATATCAGCAAACTCATAAAGTGAGGCTTTAAATGCTTCTGGACTTTGCGTCCGGCTTAGTCTGGCAATCGCTACAGTAGCTTTGTTGCCTTCTTCTTGAGTAATTGCTCCGGCACCCTTGAGGGTTTCAAAAGCCTGAAGAAACGCAGCCCCAGCAACCTGCTCAATTTTCACTTTAAGATCCTCTCCACCCTGCGTCATCGGAGGCATTCGGCCCTGAAGCATGCCAAGGATAGATTCCAAGTCTGGATCTGCAGCCATGGCCGTAGCACCACCCTCTACAGCAGGCCGACCGACAATACTCTCAATTGTCCCAACCATGTCTTGCCCAGTTAAGAGGGCAGACTCTAATTTGCCACGCTGTGCCTGAACATCGGCTGCTGCCGGAGTCCCCGGAATAGGTCTGGCGACAGTGGCCCCGTTCTCTACGGTGTACTCAAAACCACTTGCACGGCTGGCGCCAGCGCCGGGCCCCTGCGTTAGTTGCAATCCGCCATCAGGGGTGCTTACGATAGACATCCCAGACGGGGGATTTGCTGGGTAAAATCTACCACTTTTTTCATCAATTTGACCGGCTAGAGCATTAAACTGTGCAGCCTCATCGGGTGTGGCTGGCCTAAAACTAGCCCTATCCGCAAGCTCATTTATCCGCTTCTCACGCTCCAGCAAGATTGCCCGCTGATCAGCCGACAGCGCCGTGTTGGAGGCCAGAATAGCCTCTCTTTCGGACTGAGCCTGCTGCAGGGCGGCCAGACGTGCCTGCGTCTCTGCGGTGCGTGCTGCGGCGGAGCGGGCGCCAATCTGTGCCGGCAGTTCACTGGCAGCACCTGCCAGACGCGCGGCGAACGAGCCCGTCAAGTTCTGGCCCTGTGGGCCGACGTTGCCTGCAAAGCCCAAGGCCGTCCTCGCAATGTCGAACAGCATCTGCGAGCGCATCGCGTCCTTGTCCGCCACCCCGAGAAGCTCTTGATACTCAGGAGTCAGCTCACGTGTACGTGCCATCGTATCTCCCGGCGTCTGCCCCCGCATTGCCAAAAAGGCGTCTAGCGGAGAAGGTGCTTGGGTAACGCCGCCGGGTGCTTCTGGTCCGTTACCTTCTTGAAAACGCTGGACGATTCCCCCGCGTGCCATTTGCATCGGCATCTCAGCCGGCAGCGAGGCAATGCCCTCCGGCGCCATCCCCATCATCGCAGGGTCCATCATCGGCGGCGCCGCAGGCGCGGGAGGCATCCCCATCGTCGCAGGGTCCATGGGCGGCGGGCCGCCCTGTGGGGGCATTCCTGTCAGCGGATCCATGGGCAGCGGGCCTACGTCCGCAGCGCCCATCGGAAGTGCAGCAACGCCCTGCTTCGCGAGCACAGGCTGCAGCATCGCCAGCACCGCATCCGGCGTCTCGGCAGCGGCGTTGTAGCCCACAAGATCCGCGAGCTCTTCGCGACGAGCGTCGATCGAGCGGTAGTCTCCACGCAGGTTGTTCATGAGGATCTCAGGAGAGTCTGGGCGACGGCCCAGCATGTTCGCCATGTCGCTCTCGTCGTCATCGCCCCCATCGTCCATGTCGTCATCGATCTCGCCCATCATCTCATCGAGATCGTCCATGAAGCCCGACATGATGCCCACGTTCTCAATCTGGTCGTCCTCGACCATCTGCATTTTGTTCTTTGCCATGGGCAACTCCTACAAGAGACCTTTGAGGCCAGCCGCTGCGGACAGGCCGGCGATGCCGAATCCCGCCGCCGTTTGCAACGGGCTCGCGCTCGGTGCTGACTGGGAAGTGAGGGCCATCGACGTGGTCGGTGCGCCGCGATAGATGTCGGACACGAAACCAAGCTGCTGGTAGGGAGTCATGGCCTCCTGCACCTGCGTCTGACGCATCGCATCCAGCTGATTCTGCGCGACCCCACGCTCGATACCACCAAGCCCTGCCAACAGGCCCACGTCTCCAGCGCCAAGGCGCTGGGTGGCCTCGCCAAGGCCGGCGTACTGCGAACCGAGCGCGCCCATCTGGGTGCCCAAAGTACCCAGAGTGCCAGCCTTCGCCAGATCCGTGCTCGCCTGCTGCGCGGTGAGAGCGCCTATGCCCTGACCGAGCTGACCATACTGCGAGGCCGCCTGACCAAGGGCCTGACTGGATGCCAGCTGACGACCCTGCTGCGACTCAAAGCCCTGCATGGCGGCCTGCTGCGCCTGCAAATAGTTCTGCGCATAGTCTTGCATGATGCGTTGGTTTTTCAGGTCCTCTACCCGTGAGTCGAACTCCGCGCGCTGCACGCCCTCACGGGTGCCCCCGAACGCTCCAGCGGCGACGGCCTGCGCTGCCTGCCCCTGCCGGGCAATGCCTGCTTCCCTGTCCATTTCCCTAAGCGCATTCTGGGTCACGGACTGCTGGTAGGGGTTCATGTAAGATGCTGCCATGTTGGGATCGTAGCCCTGCGCCGATCCCAGAAGACCACCGATGCCCTGACCAAGGACAGGGACGCCACGGCCCATCACGTTCTGAGCTTCTTGGAACATGGGGGCAGTCTGAACCGCACCAGCGGTCAGAGCACCGCGTTGCGTCAGATCCATGCCCTGCGTCAGTCCCTGTGCGCCGGCCTGCACATAGGGCTCGAACGAGCCGATGCCTTGACGGGCCAGATCCATCGCCTGCTGCTCGGCAGGGGACAGTCCTGCGGCCTCAACAGCGGGGAGCATCATCGGGTCGTTGTAGAGCCGTCGCGCCTCCTGTAAAAGGCCGAGCTTGTACGCCTCAATCTCAGGCGCTTCCCGCATTATTTGCGTTTGAGTTGAGATATCAGCCATTCTGGCGACCCTCCAGTTTCTTCATGAGAGCGTACATTTTCTTGGCACCAGCGCGCCGAGACCCGTTGCCCATGCCGCGCACGGCCTTGGCAGTAAACACAAATTCACCGTCGGACAGCATCGCCGGAATATCGTCCGAGGTCCCCGTGCCGGGGCCGTTGATGGGGCCGTTCTTGCGCGGGAAGGCCTTATCCATGGTGCCACCTTTGGCCGCACGACGGGGCTGGGGCTGGGGCGCATAGAAAGTGTAGGGGTTGTAGGTCTCCGGCGTTGCGGTGGTCTGCACGCCCCCGAAGTTGAGGCCGTAGCGCTGCGGCTCATTAGCCAGCAGCTGCGCTCCGGGGCTGATGCCCCGAGCAAAGTCTTCAAAGCCCGGCGGGATCGTCTGCGGCTCTTCTTCTCCAGCACCTGCCAGCGACATGATCCCAAGGCCTGCCCCGACCGCTGGAAGGAAGTTGGAGACAGCGCCCGTTGTGTTGGCAACTATTGCCGCGTTTTTTGCAGCGGTGGCCTGCCTGAGAATTTCCTCAGTGCTGGCCCCTAAGGCTCTTCCCCTTGTAACAGCATCAGTAAAGGCCTTCTCCCCCGCGATAGCCGCATTTTGACTACCTGCAGCAGCCCTTTCTAGGGGGTTAAATGCCTTGTTCAGCCCCTCTACAAAACCAACGTTGTCATTGGGCGTGAATGCCCCCTTGAGGTTTTGCATGAAGGTGGGGGCGGGAGTTTGCGCGGCCAGCGCGGCTGTTTGTCGCTGGGCTGCGGCTAAGCCCTCCGCACTGGTCATAAATCCGGAGCTGGCAGGGGCTGTTGCAGTGGGGATACTGGGCATACTGGGCATACTCGGCCCAGCGGGAGCCGTTAAGCCCCCCTCAAGCGGGGTACTTGTAAGGCCCTCTGCAGTGCGCACGGTGGCAGGCGAAGTTGTCGCCCCAGCAGGCGTGGGCGGCGCACTAAAGCGATTCATGGCACCCTTTGCCACGCCCGCAGTTATGCCACCAATAGCTCCCGCCCTCAGAGACTCCTTGAGGTTGCCACCCGCAATCAAGGTCGTTCCCGCACCGCTGACAAAGCCGCTGATACCTGCTGCAACCGCACTGCCGGCAGAGGCGCCCAGCAGACCGGCAGCGGCAGGCCCGGCAACCATGAAGAGCGCGGTACCGATCACAATCTTGCCAATGGTCGTGTTGGCGAATTTCTTAACGGTCTTGCCGAGCTTCTTGAACATCTTTTTCAGGAAGAACTCAGGTGCCCCTGTTGTGGGGTTGATCGTGCCGCTGCCGCCGTAGCGGCGCAGTATCTGGGCTTCCATGGGACTGATGTGGGCAAGCATAGTGTCGCCGTACCGGCCTGCCGCTGCCATCTCGCGGGCCATCGGCTTCAGGCTGGCAATGCCGCCATTGGCGAAGCCCTGTGGAGGCATCATGGTCCCCGGTCCACGGAGCTCGTCGAGTGCCAAATTGAGCGCGGCAAACAGGCCTGCGTCAAATGCCTCGGGCAGCAGTTCTTCGTCCACGCCCATGGCCATATATTTCTGGCGAATCGCGGGGTACTCGCCCGGGTTGGCAAGGACCTCATCCACCATCGTGTTGAGCATGTCGATGACCTCGGGGGCCACCTCAAGCTCTGCCAACTCTTTTTTGAAGTCGGCCACAGCGACAGGATCTGCCTGTTCTGCGCTCGCCAGAATCTCACGATTGATTTCTGTGGGGGAGACCTGCTGACGCAGCTGCTCGAAAGCAGCCATCTGGTCAATAGAGGGCTCAGTTGGGGCCATTTCGGGGGCGCCCATACCCGGCATCATCGCTTCAGCCATGAAGAATTCCTAAGTGTAGGTTAGGGCCTCACAGGGCCGCATGCGAAAGGCACGGATTACGGTAATTATCAAGCCTTTGTCACGATCTGTCCACCTCTAGGTATGACAGCACGAACGTTACAGTCGCCACGCTTGCTATCACCTTGAGCACGTCTGTAGCTTCTAGGATACAGGGGACGCCGCTGAAGACGTCCATCGTCTGATTCGTGGGCAGCTGATAGGTCTTCAAGAGCAGATGCGCCGTAGCGCCTCCAGCCGGGTACAGATTGACTGAAATAGCCGCAACTGCGGCGTTGCCGTTGGTCACTCGTAGCGACGACAGCACTGCTGTGTTGGCCGCTGGCACCGTGTAAATGATCGTTTCTGTCGTCGCATCGGGTATAAGCGGTTTTCTTAGATACTTGTTGGACATGCTCTACTTACCCGGCTGAAACAAAGTTGATGGTGAGGATCACAGACGGGATCTCAGGCCGTGTGGGGCTTGTGCCGGCAGCGTAATGCTCAATATACACGTCTGCGTTGTCAGACCACCACGCGATTTCCAGATAGTTCACTGCAGGGTCGGTGACCGTGAAAATGCCCGTGACTGCCGGCACCACATGCGCCCAGATGGTCGCAGTCTTACGGGCGGGTATATCAAATCTGGTATTACTTAAGGGGTAGTTGACCCCAGTGTCCTTCGCCCAGATCTCAAACTCCGCTGCTGTGTTACTTTGATTGGTCATCTGCAGTGTGAAGGTCACCAGATACTGCCCACTGCAGGGCACAAAGATCTTGGTGTTGTCCACCACGCGGATACCGTTGCTCAACGCGACTGTATTGTAGGTAACCAAGTTCTCGCTGGTGATGCCGGCGCTTGTCTGATCAGCGTCTGACAGCAGCATGGCGTGGGGCTGCGTCATACCGTTGGATATCTGAAAACCACGTATTCCACCAGCGAACCCGCCGCCTGCTCCACTGCCCGCGCTCATCCACGTTGCGGCAGCAGCAGTGTTCTCACTGGTGATCGGCGTGTAGTTGTTGTTCAGCTGGAAAATCACCTGCTCCAGTGATCGCACCAGCTGGTTGAACTGCTCCGGGCTGTACTGCGTCGAAGCGTTCGGCAGACGGACGTTGGTGATCTTACTCATCGCAGGCCGTCCGGCTGGATGTCCACACGCAGCGTACCGTAGCGCCATGTAGCGCCCAGCTCGTCGTTCTCGATGGTGATTGAGATCTGCCGACCCCGCGCTCGGGTGTCTACCTTCTGCGTTGTCGGCGTAATGATGTACGGATCAAGTGAGCTGGGGCTTGCCAGTGCCTGCGGGAATGCGCGAAGCAGCAGCCGCACTGTCAGGTTGCCCACCTGATCCTGAAAGTCGGGTATGAACCGCGACATCAGCAGCATGTTGTCCCCGTCGCCGATGTCAAAGTAGCCCGACGTCAGCAGGGACGCCAGCGGCAGATCCACGTCGTCTGTGCCAGTCTCATGCTGATAGATCAGCGCCCTGCCAGCAGTCAGGCCGTAGATCGTGCTGATGGTAGCGTCGGTTGCGTCAGGCTCGTATTTCGAGCCCAGCGGCTTGGGGTAGGCGCTCAAATCTACCCACGCCGTTCGTGCCATCGTGCCGATTGCCCATGTGTTCTCAAGGTAATTGAACGTAACGCAGCGATCAATAAAGTCGCTGGTGATCGAGCAGTACCACCATGTTACCTCGTTGAACTGACTGTTCAGGCCAACGTGGACCTTGGTCTTCTGCACTTGATTGAGGTCTTTAAAGACGTAATCCTGCACGGTGCAGGGGAGCTTTTTCACCGTACCGTCAAACACATAGAAGGCCTCGGTGCCCATCCAGAAGGCAACGCCGTTCGCGTCCACCGCCGCGTGAGGGCCGATGCAACCGCAGTTGGCGCCCAGCTGCTGGAAGCCGAAGGTGAAGGGTGGCCCAATGAACTGCTGCCCGTGCAGCGCCGTGTCGGTAAAGATCAGAATCTGACCACGCGATCTGATCGCCGTGACGATGCGGTTACCGTCCGTGAGCCGTTGGCCGCCAGCCGTGTTCGTTGCGCTCTCGACAAACTGCGTGATCTCCTCTTGATTGGAGAATCGCACAAACATCGGATCTTGCGTTGAGGGCGAGCCTATCGAGGTTTCTGTACCAAAGCACACCAGATGGCGATCCGGCGTGGAGACCAGAGCATAGGTGCTTTTGGTAGGGGCGCCGGAGAGCACTGCTGCACGGGTCGCGGCACCAGCACTTAAGTCCCACAGGAATGTCTGGCCGTTAACCAGCTGACAGATGGCATCTTCGCCGAAGTTGTCGAACTGCCACACGCGTGAGTTCAGTGCCACGCCCGTGCCAGAGGTTCGTGGTGTGCCCCATGTGCTCAAGCCCCACGTGCCAACGCCCCAACCGAAGTCGAAGAAGTCCACGTCAGTGCCGATGTTGATCTGGTAGGCACCCACGACACTCGCACCGCCGTTAGCCACGTCCGAGGAGTTGGCCGCGACAGGGGCAGTGACCGTGTAGCTGTTTGCGTTAACAACGGTTGTGACTTCGTACTGAGCGTTGAGGATGACAGCAGTGATATTGCCGCCAAGACTGGTAGCACCTGAGAATGTTACGAAATCACC